ATTTTACCAAAATCACTTTTTAAAACTTTTCCTGCTGCTTTGGCTACACCACTTACAGCTTTACCAATTCCTTTAGCAATCTTACCTAAAAAAAATCCTTGTCTTGGCACTGCATTCATGATGCCGCCACCTGATGCCGGGACTCTACCACCTTGATTAAATATATAAGAAGCTCTTGTTACATCTGCTCCAACGTTTTGAGTATCACCAAACCTGTAAGCAAATTCTTTTTGTTCTCTTTCATACTCGTCTTCCGGTAATATTTGTTCGTAGTTATAAGGTATATAAACTTGATTACCTCCATCTCCATCTCTTGGAGGATCAATTTGATCTGGAGTTTTACCACGATTAGCTAAAGCATCTAATTTTTCTTTTGAAATATTTGGGTCCACTGCTAACGCCGTATAATCTCCAGCTTTAGCTAAAGTATTTAAAGCTGTTACTTCCGTGTCGGGTCTTATATTACCCAAAATTGCTGTTGTTAAACTGTAATTAGTTTTAGGATTAATATCATATAAATTTGGTCTTGTAGATTCTATTGAAGTTCCTTTATTACTTGTTAAAAATTCTTTTCCTTTTTCTAATTCACTCAAGTCATAACCATAATCTAAATCTGTAGCTTTACTTCTATCATAGCCCGTTAGATTACCAGCCTCATCAAAAGTATAGCCCCTTGCTTCTGCCATTTGTTGACCAGTTAATTCTGATCCATAATCATCAAAATCTACGTATTGTTCCATGTCTTTAAATTTTTGAAGTGCTCTTTTTTTTGCTAATTTTACATTTTGTTTTCTTTGAAAATTAGTATTATATGTGTTAAATCTTTCAAACGGACTTTGAGTAGGACCTGGACTGTAATAGTTATTTTGAGCTAAAGCTTCTCGAGCTTCTTTCTTATCTTTATAATTTCCGTATTTAGCTTTTAAAGTATTATCAACACCAATATTTTTGTCACCTTTATATGTTTCAAATGTAGAACCTTTATAATCGGGTCCGTAATAATATCCAGAATCTACATCAAATCTTGAATGAGTGTTTCCATGACCTGTTTTATCTTTTGATGAATAACTTGAACCTCTATAATTATCTGAAGGAGGATACGCAGGGATACCTTCAGGTGTCATAGTTTCTTGACCACCTAAAGCTTTTAATTGTTCAACTTCGTTTGGTGTTATGTATGCCAACAAATGCGGTTGGCCTTTAATTTTTTTGGTGCTAGTTATACCAGCCATGACTACATCCCTCTGTTAT